GCGTATCTAACTTAGGTAGAGCCATTCTAATCTCCTATAATAAAAAATAAGTCACTACTATTATTTAGTCAGACTTTGGTGCGGTCTTTCTCCACTTGCGGTATGCCATTGTGACTGGTAATCTTGCAATTTCGTCTGATGCGTATGCGTAGGTTATCGTCCCAATAGAAATTGGATATGCTTCTTCAAAGGTCACAGAATAATTTGAAAGGGATTTCATTTCTTCTTTTGACAAATCGCCCAGTGTTTTATTAACCTTGTCGGTGGTAGATTGGATTTGATTTTGATTTGAGCTTCTGTCGTATGAGTAGAAAGTACATTCTTTGACAATATCATCGTAGTATGACACATATGCAGTTTCATAAGTTATCGCCAAATCCATCCATGCGCTAAAGAAATCTCTTTCTTTCAAATTTTTACTTAAATATACATTGAATGACAAATCTTCATATATCATTCCGTATGCGGATTTTCTGGGTGGGCCGTAGTATTGAACTTCTTCTGTGGCGAGTTGTTTGCCAGGCAGTTCTAGATTGTCAATCCTCAACGTCAAGTTTTCTGACATTCCGTCTGTAAGACTTGTAGGAAGTCCTTTGGGGTATGGAATGAACAACGAATAGGTATTAGGTATTAATAAGTTGTTAGATACCCTAGAAGTAAAATTGTCTATGCTAAATTTTCCTCCTCTTTTGAGGATAGTGCCTCCATAAAGGTTACTACTTGTTGGTGAATTTCCTGCCATTATTATCCTCTTGCGGAATCAGACCAGACTTTGCTTGCACTGGCCTTTCTAAATCTTTGTACTGGAAGGAATATCGCGATATCCCATTCATTTGCGTCTATTGTCACAAAACTACTTTTCACATTATTGTACAAGTATCTTTTAATACATGGTTTAATTGTACTGAACTTACTTGCACCTTGCAATACTCTGTATGATAACGCAAGCCGAGTACTGGAGTCATATCTTGCATTTGTCGCAATATCACTCAGACTATTCATGATCAACATTCTGTTTCTAGGAGATACATAATGTAAATTCAATCCAAGAAATCCTCTAGGAAAATAATCCACTGCGAATATCAACGGAAACTCATCATAATACGGCAATTTATCCTTAAACTTCGGATCATAATTGTAGAAATACATTTTTCCTATTTGCGGAGTCGCTGCTCTTCTTTCTGAGTCGGACAGAAGACTTCTCCTACCCGGCTGTCGCGACAATGCACTTGTTACTGCACTCTGTCTTACCTTTTTACTAAACCACTCTCTAGCCGCCGCTGAGTTCGGTTGAATACCCTTCTGAGAGAGTCGTTTGAGTAGTGGTCTAAAGTCTGCCATGATCTATTTATGTCTATTTTCTAAAAACGCGAACAGGCAATTCAGTATAACCTCTGACAAATGATGAAAATGTGCGTTTCTCTTCTCCTACAACCTCTATTCGGTCAAATCTTTTCATGATTTCTTCCCAGAGAACCTTGAGTTGTAGTTCTGCGGTTCTATTTCCCATACAACGATGGATTCCAAACCCAAACGATAGATGATTACGAGCATTTGCTCGATCAATAATCAAATCTTCTCCATTCGGGAACACTTCTTCGTCGCGATTACCAGAAACATACCACATAAGAATCTGATCATGTTTTTTAATTTCTTTGTCTCTGATCATACAGTCATTATTTGCAGTTCGTCTCATATATGCGAGAGGAGTTTGCCATCTAATAATTTCTGATACCATATTCGGTATCAATCCATGATCTGCTTTGAGTTTTTCGTATTCTGTCGGGAATAAGTTAAGTCCATGAACACCAGCAGTCATAGAATTTCTTGTAGTATCATTTCCTCCTACAATCAGTAGAAGAAGATTTCCCAGAAACTCCATTGGCTCCATATCTTTTGTGTGTTCTCCCTTGACCATCATAGAAACAAAGTCATTTGTGGGTTCTTTCTTTCTCATTTCCCAGATTTCAGTAAAATATTGTAGACATTCTACCAATTCGTCAATTCTTTGTTGTTCGCTGTCGATAATCCCTGCGCCAGGCACTGCAGTCGCAACATCAGACCATCGTGTTAACTTTTTACGTTCTTCGAATGGAAAGTCAAAGAGAGTTGCGAGCATTTGTGTAGTCAGTTCGATAGAAACTTTGTCTACCCAGTTAAATGTTTCATTCTCTGGGAGCGAATCCAATACTGCACCAGTTCTTTCTCTAATCAGAGGTTCCAGACCAGCCATATTTCTTGATGATACTACAGGTGATACTGTTTTTCTCTGTAGATCGTGTTTGGGGGGATCCATTGCAATGAACAGAGAGATATCTAATGCACCTTCTGGTCTTGGTTTTCCAACTGGGAATCCAATTGTTATCATTGGTTCTGACGAAAAGTCTTGATAGTTCATATCGACTGATTTGATGTCATCATATTTTGATAATGACCAGAATCTGCCCGCGACTTCTGTCTCATTGAAGTGTACTGGATCTTCTGCCCTGAGTCTTTGAAACATTTCTAGACTTTTATTCTCTGCGAATAATCTATTCCATACTGGATTGAGTGTTTCTAGAGGAACATCATATGAAGAAGGAATATCACCTTCCAGCGCATCAAGTTCTGTTCCAGCACGAGCGAATCCTACTGCAAGTGCAGATTCTTGTCTTTCCTTTTCTTCTAGTTCCGCATAGTGTTCGCCGTCATTACCATTACTTCCGATGACATCCATTCTTTTCTCATCTTCGTCTGTCCACATTGGTTCTTCGCTCATTTTATAATTCCTTTAATTGTTTATTCGACATAAATGATAGTGAGTATTGTTTCCAAAGAGGCAGTGCAACTCCCTTTCCAGCACCAACTCCTTGAATTGTTGACGAATCACAAAAAGTTCCAAATATTCTGTCCCATATGATCACATTGCACCCGTAATTGCAATTACTTTGTGAAAGTTTTTTGGAATGGTGCGTGTGGTGGTGTTCTGCAGCGGTAAAGAACCATCCATAAATTCCCGGCCGTAGGGGTAGATTTGCGTGATTCATCCATCCTCCTGCAAATGAGAATGCCGCAGTTACCGCAATAACTTCTTGACTTGCGCCAAAGAGTGCAAGAATAATTCCAGTACTAAATCCCAATGCAAGATATTCTAGGGGATGTGTTCTATCGGATCTAGCGGCACTCATCTTTACGATGTGGTGATGAGTTGCATGAATTCTCCAAAAAGTCAAAGAAACGTGTTGGAGTCTGTGCAGCCAGTAGTAAATAAACTCTCCCATAGTTCTCGCAAAGACCGCACAGAGAATTAAACCAAATATGGAAGTTGATTCTAGAGTTACAGGTATGAATGAATTATCTCTGACCCATTCGAAGGCATCTTTGATAGGAGTGTGATAGTAATCGGAGAAGAGAGGAACCCAAATAAACGCACCAGTGAACATCCAAAAACAATCTTCTACATATTCTTTATAATTCAATAACCAATCTTTGCGTCTTGTCCATATCCGTTCTGCAATCCATATTACAATCAATGGCATAAACAATAAAAGACCAGTAAGAGTATCTGCACCGGCTCTCAATGCGTCTGGTTGCATGACACTGTGTTGTATCGCAAGAGCAACTGCAATCATTCCTCCAAATACAATAAGTGGTTGGACTAAAGCCCAGAGAAATCTTTTGAGAGGGGTATTGTGGTGTTTCTCTCTCATTTCTTTTGCAATATATTCTTCGGTGTACGTTACTTCACTCATAATTTTCTCCGGTTAATTATTTAGTTTGGGTAAAATATGTTTTTCTGTGATGATTTTAAAATCCCATCCCTTGATTTCGCAGTATTTCTCTGCGGCCTTCCATTTTGCTTCATTGACACCCCAAGTCTTCATCTCATTGATATATCTTTTCTGATTTTTCTTTTTTCTGGGTGGTTTTGTTTCTCGATTTGGTTTGATTTCAATCATACTTATTTTATCTTGAGTTTTGACTATGAAATCTGGATAATACCGATGCATCTTGTGATCGATTGGTGACAAATAGGGGACTGCAAGTTCTTCACTTGCCCATGAAAGAATGGAGGGATTCCTATCGCAATAGATCATGAATCTTCTCTCCCAACTGGATCGGTATATGATTTTCTGTGGATCACCTATATATTTTTGGGGATTCTCAGGAGTATATCTACCTTTGTAGGTAAATTTCCGAAACATTCAAAAACCTCATATAAATAATAGGTGTAAATAATTATTTATAACAAATAAAACGGACTAGTTATGGCAGAAGAAACTACACAAGTCAAGAATCGCGATACCGTAGAACGGGCGGTCGATAAGGCCAGATCGCCGACCACAAGTCTAAAATTTCCTAGTAGGTTGGGAGAAAAGGATACAGAACTCCAGAGTTTCATAGAATTTAGAATTCTAAAAGAATCTAACACTAGGGAACAGACACAAAAGAAAATCATGGAAACTCTTGGAGTCGGGGATGAACCTAAAACCCCCGATCCGACAACCACTAAGATAAACACTCGCGTCGAATCTAATTCAGTAATAAGTCTATTCATTCCGGAAAATCTCGCAACCCCTACTACTGCACAGTATGATTCGCAGACGATGGGCTCAATTGGTGGCTCGTTGACTAACCTAGTTGGGGGAAGTTTTGCAGACCTCAAAGATGTCGGTGCCGGAGGAAATATGGGGGCCACTGCGTTAAACGAAGTAGTGCAAACTGCGGGAAATCTTCTCGGCGGTGGCGCGGGAGATGTTATCAATCAGGCAGTTTTTAACCGGGCCGCAAATGCCGCAAAATATCTACTCTTCAAAGGAATAGATTTTAGAAAATTTCAATTTCAATACAATTTTGTACCACAAAATTTACAAGAGTCTAAAAATCTTGAAGAAATAATTAAGATATTTAGGCAAGCAATGTTGCCAGATATTGTTTCTGTGGGATTTTACGATATACCGCAATCCTTTCAAATCCAATATGTCATCAAAAAAGAGGATGGAAATCCTGCACCCCTGATACATCAATTTAAGCCATGCAATCTTGAAGAATGTAATGTATCGTATGGAGCGAATGGAAGATTCACATTGACAAAGGATGGTTATCCTGCTAATATTCAGTTATCTCTGACCTTTTCTGAAAATGAGCAGGTTACGAGAAAAGATGTAGACGAAGGATTTTAATAATGGCAGGTAAAAGTTTATTTAATAAGGTTCCCTATACAAACTATGACATATTTCTCAACAATAAAAATAGAGTTGTAAAGAATATATTTAAAGTTGCTCAAGTTGTAGAAAAATACCAAGTAGAACCATCATCTTCATATGAATATATCGTAAAGGACGGAGATACTCCAGAAATTATTTCTCAGTTGTATTATGGTTCTCCTTTATATCACTGGACAATATTAGTATTTAATAATGTAATAAGTTTTTATGATGAATGGCCATTAAATTCTTCTGCATTTGCAACCATGATAGCAGAAAAATATGGAGATGTCCTTACTGCAGAAACTACCCCGCACTGTTATGTACATAAAACGAATTCTACAAAAATAAGTCCGGAAACTTATAATTTTTTTACCGAAGATTTTGAGAAAGCACAATATGAGTTATATTCTAAGTTTGAATATGAGAATGAACTAAATGAAAAAAATAGAATTATCCGAGTCATAAGAGATGATGTTGTAGATGATTTTGTGAAAGAATATGAAAGAGTTATTAGGTTATGAAATTTGCCGGACAGTATGATGTAAAAAGTTTTAAAGTATATCAAACTGAAGACATGGGAATTGATCTTGGTGGTGTATTTTTAGAATTATCAATTTACGAGAATATATTCTCTCAGAGTCTGTCTGTCCGGGCAACTATAGTGGATACTTATGATTTCATAAAATTAATACCCATTATTGGCCAAGAGTCGGTAGAATTAGAAATAGAAATGACATCTGAACCAGACGAAGAGCCAATAGATCCAATAAAACTAGATTTGGTTATCTATAACATAACTAACATAGAACAAGAAGGAGAAAATATTACTTATGTACTAGATATGACAACTAAAGATTTCATTACAAATTTTGAAAAAAGAATTTGCACTGGACACAGAGATGAGAGCTCGTCTTCAATAGTTAAGAGAGTGTTTGGAGAACTGAGTTCAAAAAAAGAATTAAATATTACTTCAAGTAGCGACAGCCAATCTTTAGTAGTACCAAACATGACTCCCTTCAGGGCAATAAATTGGCTGAAAGATAAATCATTTTCTGATACCTATTCTGCCCCCTATTATTTTTTCGAAACTGTTAATGAATATAGATTTAAACCTCTTTTACAGATGGCAGAATCAGAATCTAAAAGGGAGTATATTAAAGCAGTTCCAAACACAGAAAATCCGGCTGCAGAGGAAACAAAATTATTAGATTACTCAGTAATATCCAAATTTTCTGTATTAGATAATATAACATCTGGAATGTATGCAACGAAAGCAAGAACTGTAGATTTAATAGGAAGAACATATGAACAGTTTGATCATAACTATTGGAAAAATAATTATTCCCCGAAACTAGCAGAGAATAAATTACAATCAAATTCTGCATATAATTACTCTCCCACAAATGAATATTTACTTCCAGAAAACTTTCTCAATCCATATCAACAGGATAAATTTTACCTACAGTCAAAAGCAAACGAACAAATATTCAAAAACTTTAAAATAAAAATAGATGTTTTTGGTGATAATCGAATTTCTTCTGGTGACGTAATTAAATTAGTATTTCCAGAAATATCTCCTCCAGAAGATGAGAGGGGCAGAGAAGAAGATAAACATTATAGTGGAAATTGGTTGATAGTTGCAATAAAACATACCTTTGGGAAAAGAAACTATACCATGACTATGGAATTGGTTAAGGATGGTTCCGGAGTCAGTTATGGATAGTCTAATTAACTCCAACCTTATTTGGTGGCAAGGTACTGTTCAAGATGTCGATGATCCAGAGAAGATTGGTCGAGTCAAGGTTAGGATATTTGGATATCATACAGAAGAAGTAGATATTGATTTATTGCCTTGGGCTTCACCGATACTACCAATTACTTCTGCAAGTATTGGTGGTCTTGGAACATCTCCGACTGGTGTAGTTACTGGTGCATGGGTAATTGGTTTTTTTCGCGATGGGCCTTCTGCAGAAGATCCGATTATATTTGGTACAGTTCCGGGCAAACCACAGAATGAGATAAACAAAGAAAATAAATTTTCTGATCCATCTGGACTTTATCCTACAGAGAATAAAGATTCTCTGTTGCCCAATGGTAGTGTTCTTAAGGAATCTGATGTCAATAGACTTGCAACAGGAGACAACACTTCTGAAACTATTGTACAGTCGAAGAAAGATTCTCTAGACTCAACCGCAAATGAACCATCTACTCCATATGCAGCAGAATATCCGCACAACAATGTAATCAGCACCAAATCGGGTCATCATGTGGAGTTTGATGATACGCCAGGCGCTGAAAGAATACATATTTACCATAAATCCGGAACATTCATAGAAATTCATCCAGACGGTACTACAGTCAAAAAGTCAAAAAGCGACGATTATGAGATTGTAGAAGGTGATAAAACAGTCCATATTACAGGAAATTATAAGATGATAGTGGATGGAAAAATTTCTGTTGATGTGGGTTCGTCTGCGGAGTATAAATATGGTGGAACACACAGAGTTAATTCGGGAGGAACGCACACGATTGAGGCTCCCAAACTAGACTTAAATCCGTAAAACATCATGGCATATTCAAACACATCAACAGAAAATAGAATTGGTTTACTTGGGGGCGATCAGTATCTAGATATTGACTTGTCCTTTAAAAGAAACCCTATTACTAACGATGTAATGATGAAAAAAAATGTTAATGCGGTAAATCAGTCATTAAGAAATCTTCTTCTAACAAATAGATTCGAAAGACAATTCTCTCCATCATTTGGAGGAAATATATACAATTCTTTATTCGAGCCTCAAGACGAATTTACGGCAAGAGATTTAGAAGATAGAATTTCTAAAACTATTACTAACTTTGAAAAGAGGGTTCAAATTGTAGGGGTTTCTGTAGAATATCCAGAACTCTACCAAAATTCGGCAAAAATACAAGTAGTTTATGTCTTGATTGCAACTGATGAGGAAGTAACAACTACATTTACTATAGAGAGAGTAAGATAATGGCAAGAACTATTCAAATATCAGATCTTGATTTTAAAGATATTAAAAGAAACATAATTTCATACATGAAGGCCGATCCGACTTTTACGGATTACGATTTTGAGGCTTCTGGTTTGAATACCTTAATGGATATATTATCATATAATACACATTACACTTCATATTACTTAAATATGGTTGCAAATGAGATGTTCTTGGATACTGCGAGAATCCGAGAGAATGTGGTTTCTAGAGCAAAAATGTTGGGTTACGAATCAAGATCTAATATCGCCCCGAAAGCAGTAGTCTCAATTGTTATAGAAAAGGTGGGCCCACTAGAAAGCGAAACATCTACTGTTCTGATTAACAATGAATTTAAGTTTTCTGCAAACTTGGATGGTGTTTCTTATAATTTTTTTCCAGAAGTTCCGAGGTCTGCCCCAGTATTATCGTCCACTGTTGCAAATGACGGAATTACTGTAACTACTCGATATTTTTTAGGAGACTTGGTTTTAGTGCAGGGAAATCCAGTCACAGAATTTTTTATAGTAGATACGACTAATCCAAATCAAAGATTTATTTTGTCTAATGCAGATGCGGATACTTCTTCAATAAAAGTTACTGTACGAGAAGATTTGACCACCGACGAATTTACAGAATTTAAAAGACCAACAGACACTATGGATTTAAGTGATGTGTCCACTTCTTTTTTTGTCCAAGAAGTTGAAAGTGGTTTATATGAAATATTTTTTGGAGACGGAGTGTTAGGAACTTCGTTAGAAAGTGGAAATTTAATTACAGTTGATTATTTAACTACATCCGGCGCGGCCGCTAATGGTATTGCAAAAATAAATACCAGCACTACAGATTCAGATTTTAACATAACCGAATTAACTACCGTAAATAAAGTTTATGGGGGGTCAAATAAAGAAACTACAGATTCCATCAAGTTTTATGCCCCAAGAACCTTTGAGGGCCAAAATAGAGCAGTAACAGTAAGAGATTATAAAACGATTATTCCCAAGATATACACGCAGTCATCCTCTGTAAATGTTTGGGGTGGAGAAGACAATGACCCTCCCCAATTTGGAAGAGTTTATATTTCAATCAAACCAAATGACGGAAGTTATCTTACAGATTTCGAAAAAAACACAATACAAAATAGACTTAAAACAGACTATTCTATATTAACTATTCTTCCAGAAATCATTGATCCAAATTATACAAAACTTCTAGTATCCACTAATGTGAAATATGATAATGAGGCTACTATTCTTGGAGAAGACGAATTAAAAACAATAGTTTTAAACACTATCAAAACTTTTAGTGATACTTTTATGAACGAATTCGACAATTACTTCAGATATTCTAATTTCATCAGTGCAATTGATAATTCTAATGACGCAATAACTAATAATACTACTACAGTTAACCTTCAGATTGAAAAGAAGATAACATTAAATGCCAGATCTCAATATGTTTATAATTTTAATAATGAGATTACTGTCGGATCGATATCTTCCACTGGATTCAAATCTATGAACTCAAATAATCTTTTATATATTGAAGATACTTCTGATACTGCCCTCAAGTTTTACTATACAGATTCTAATGGAAAGAAGGTATATGTTAATACGGTGTCGGGAACAATAGACCACAAAAAAGGAAATGTAATCCTAAACGATCTCACTATAATAGAATTAGAAAATAATTCAAGTCTTTTAAAAATAAAAATGACTCCAAAAGATCAAGATGTATTCCCTAGAAGAAATCAAATATTAGTTATCGATACACAAGAAGTATCGATAAATATGATGGCGGATACTGATGATTATAATAATAATTACGACATCACTACTCAAAGCGTAAGTATCATCAGAAGATAATTAAATGTCAAGTCCTAACTTAAAAAATATTTCTTCTATTGTTAAAGAATCTTTGCCCTTCCATATTAGGGAAGGGGAATACGACAATTTTGTAAAATTTATAGAACTATACTATGAGTGGTTAAGCCAAGATGGAAATCCTCTTGATGTTATGTCCGAAATTACCGAGTACGGCGATCTCGACAAAACATTAGATATATTTGTAAATCAGTTCAAGTCTGAAATCGGTGCAGTATTTCCCTCTGTTACAAGAATACGAGATAAAAATACAAATTCTAAAATTCTAGGTGCCCTATTTAATTCTACCGTCCAGTCTAATTCAGAAAATGAAACATTCATTCAAGACACTTTTATGGGGAATGGAATAGTATCTGAATTTTTATTGTCTTATAGAGATCCTTCTTATTATTTCGGAAGAGATGTTTCTCCATATGTTGCCGACCTAAAAGTCTACACAAATCCGTCTAATCCATTTTCTGGTTCTCCTGCAACTGATTCTAGTTTGTTATCTTTCCCTGATGATTACACAGAGTTAACAGAAGGGACAGATTATTATTTAAATGACGATAGACTGGTTTTTGGAGAAGAAGATAATATTCTGGCTCCATTGAATGGAGTTTCTATTGTTGTAGTATTTCAGTTAAGGACTAATCCTACAACAACTCCAGATAAAAATATAGAAGAAGAAAAGAAGAAAAAATTTACGGATCAAAATCACTTTCTTAAACTACTCCGAGATTTTTATCAATCAAAAGGTTCTCAGAAATCTTTGCAATTCTTATTCAGAGCATTCCTCAATGAAGACATTGATGTTTATTATCCGAAAGAAAATATTTTTAAAGTAAGCAATAATAGATGGGTTCAGAGTAAAAGTATAAGAACGAATCCGAATACTACTTCTGCGGCTGGGACTCCTGTTAGAATTATAGGGGAAACGAGTTCTGCAATAGGGATAGTAGAATCTGAAATTAATTACGCTCGTTCTAATTTCAACGTCAATGAATATTTTTTAGGAGATGTTTCGGGCGAATTTCAAGACCAAGAAAATGTTTTTGTCGAGATGGACGATGGGAGATTAGTCAGAGAACAACTATATTCTTGCATTACTGGGTTTGAAGTAGTAAATCCTGGCAGTAATTATCCTAGAAATTTCGTTTTAGACTTTAATTTGGGAACTACTGGATCCGGCGTCGGATTCAGTGCAAAAATTAATAATACAACAACTGGTGAAGTTACAAACATAAGTGTCAATACTGCCGGAGACAACTATATTACCGGAGAGTTTGTCGAGTTTGTAAATGATGGAACATTTGGATCTGGGGCCATAGGAAGGATATCACAAGTTGGTGGAGTTGAAAGAGATTTTGATATCACATGGACTCAAAACACAAGAAATCCAAGTTATCCACAAGTGATATGGGATATATCGGATTATCCAGATGCAGTATTTGATTCTCAAACTTCTAGAGAAGTAGAAGTTTATTTGGTAAACAGGGATACTATCTATGATGATGTTGTTTTATTATATGATTTCGATACGGTAAAATCGTCATCAATATTTTATGAGTTTAAGAATGATACTAACAGTGTTCGTCATAATGCATATAGAGAAAATCCTTCTTTCGGATCCGCGATAGGCAATTTTAGTTTATCTCTCAGGGGAGATGGATATGTTAGAATACCAGATGCAGCTGGTTACTTCAATGAACAAGATCATTTTACCATAGATTTTTGGTATTATGGGACAGGTGGATCAGATTCTGTCGTATTCGCATTTAATGGAATAGGACAGAATGACAACGCAGATATCTTTGTTATGCGCCATCTTGCGTCTGGTCAATTCGAATTAATTGGTTCTGACTCTGCCAATGTAAGAAGAGATTACACTTCAGCAACTAATGTTCAATTGACACAACTAGATACTTGGAGACACGTTACAATATATTCTTCTGCTGTTGATGGGACTACAGTATATCTAGATGGAACAGAGGCAGCAGACTTTCCGGATTTAATTGTCAGTATGCCTGCCGATGCAGTTCTCACTATTGGCGCAGATAACGATGACGCAGATAGTGGTAGCGATATGTCAACTGCATTTTTTGGTTCTTTTAGAATAACCAAAGGAAGAAGATTTACTGAATATCAAAATCAAACAACTGGAGCAATCCAAATATTTGGTTGGGATTTAGACCCTATTCAAGTTGCGAGAAGATTGTCTGACTACCAGTTTTCAATTAGTTCTGTCAACAATACAATATCATTTATGGACTATAACACAGGAGGTGATCTAGTTCCCACGGCAATACCAGATTGGCAATCTTTACAACTTAAATTCAAGAATATCGGGAAAGGCCCAGTAGAAAAAATTGATTTGGTTACTGGTGGATCTGGATACGCAAGAAACCCATATGCATATATTTCAGATACTTCCAACGGTTATGTGTCCGGAGGCGCTGGGGCATCAGTATCGGTGACTGGTTCAAATATTGGAGGTATTGAAGGAATAACAATTCGTCAGAACTCATCAAATCCTTCTCAGGACGGTTTTGGTGTTGGGTATACAACTCCCCCCACATTAGATTTAACTCCCATAGGAGACGGCACAGCGCAAGTAAATGTACTTACTGGGCCTCTATGTGTCCGAGAAGGGGCGTTTGTAGATGATCAAAGTTTTGCATCGTCTGATAATAGAATTCACGATGGATATTTGTGGCAAGATTATTCATATGTAGTAAGAGTCAATAGAGTTATTGATGAGTGGAGAGATCTTATCAAGAGAGTCATTCATCCGGCGGGAATGATGGTTTTCGGAGAAGTTACACTCACTACCAAGATTGAAGGAAAGAGACTAAAGCAAGCAATTCTCTATTTGTTCTATGAAATCATCAAGAATGTCGATGTCACGATGAAGAATATGGACGGACTTGGAAAATGGACTGGAGGAACCACGCTAGACGGTTCTGGAAATGTTATCAACAAACAAACCCCAGTAAACTCACAGGATTTGATGTCTTCTGGCCTTATATTAGAATATAATAATCGACAAGATACGTTATCTTCTCTCAGTGGGGTTTCTGATGATACTCCAGTAGGTGCAACAGTGGATAAAGGAGAGGGCAGATACACATTAATGGTCAATGCAGATGGTAGTGGTAGTTTAGTAACTGATTTTTCAGAAATTAATTATATTGCGATAAATCACCATGATAGATTTTCCAAGAGCCAGAAACATTACTATGAAAGCGGCATTATAGGAAACTTTTTCACATTTTACAATGTATCTGAAGAAATAATAACCGGAGACGAACATAGAGTTACTCGTTCATTTGCTAAGTTCGAAGTAACCAGTGCAGCCTCTACAGATAATTATATTTTATTGGGGGTAAACCTTCTATCCTCATATGGATCTCTAGACGGAGATCTGAGTACCGCTGGCAATACAGTAGAATTTAGATGGGATAAAGTTTCTAGGGGTAATGTTAGTCGAATAAATACTAATTGGGTAGGTTCTATAAGAGATGGAGCAGATCCCAGAGATGAGAAGTTTATTGTAAACATTATCACTAGACAACAAGAGATACCAAGTCTAGGAACATCTTACAGAAGTTTAGAAAGATTTAAGTTCTTCTTTGATACTACATTCTCATTTGATGACTTGATAAGATATCGTTTTAGCCCACAGGAAGAGGCACTGGATTCTCCATATCTTGCGTATTATGGATACACTGGTGCGTTTAGAAATACTTCAATGGCAGGAAATCAGGTCACAGTAGTTCAGAAAGAAGATGGAACAAATGTATGGGGAGTTGTCCCAGTATTCTCTCAAAATAATTTTGTAGGTATTACTGATGGAACAGATCATGACTGGCCCAATACAACAATACAAAAAGTAGAAGAATTATTTGAAAGAAATTATCACGCAGTTTTGGATTCTAGAATTACTTTAACTCCAAAATACTTGGTAATAACTGACGAAAATCCAGAAACTGATGGCTTGAGAGTTGCCGGAATGACAAATCTTTCTATTGAAAGATCTAAGTTTAGAGAAACTCCACAAGTACTAGACAACAACTTTGAATCTGTGAAAATAACAGACATAGATTCAAAATATCTGGAAAAAACAAATTTTGCACATGAAACAATTTTGAGTGTTTATGATACGAATAATATTCCATCTACACTACAAGAACTAGAATCCTTAGTGCAATTGATAGATTAGAAAAAGTTTTATAAATATAGGATTAGACAATTTTTAGAGGATAATGATCAATGGCGGCAATCATCACAAATAGACTCAGAATATTTAATGCACAGCAGTTCATTGAATCACTTTCAGAACAAACTCCATTGTGGGAGGGCGGAGTATCTTACTCCGAGGGCGATGTGGTTTTATATCAATCAAACCTTTATATCGCAGTAGAGGCTGGTACTTCCGATATCAGTTTACCCCCAACACACACTACCGGAGTTTCTTCTGGTGGTTCGGTATTGCGATGGGCATTTTACAATGTGTCACTTTACAACAACCTTTATTTGGGCATCGGCAAAAATACATCTTGGACAGATGACTCAAACCCCCCAACTCCATCAGATTCAGTAAAAGAACACTATACAGTAAAAAACGACCTGATTGCAATGAAAAAAGTCGGTGAAGATACTATCACTTTAGCTCTTCCTAGAATTGACTGGGAAACTGGTAGTGTTTATACAATGTATGATGATCAAGATCCAGAAGAAATTATTCCAAATGGTTATGTCCTTACAGAAGGAAATAATCAATATAATGTTTATAAGTGTGTCAATAATTCTAAGTGGACAGATACTTCTGTCGGCGTAGCGCCAGTCACATCAACAGTAAAACCATCTGGAACTTCTACAACAGATCTTATAGAAACTGGTGACGGATATGTGTGGAAGTATATGTATTCTGTGCAGTTGGATAGAGCACTAAAATTTCTAACGAAAGATTATTTTCCAGTTAAGTATTTGACTGCACAACCATCAAATACTACTTCGGCAGATTATGTACAGTACCAAGTACAACAAAGCGCAAAATCTTCTTCTGGTGCAATTGACTTTGTTAAAATTGTAGATGACGGAGATGGTTCTGGCCACGCAGGAGGTAGAGGATACCTTCAAAATATGAATCATTCTGGAGTGACTATCGGCGCAACCACTACATCCTTTTCATTTACTCCAACCTCTAGTGATATGATTCAACGGGCCACAGATGCTGGGACTGGAGGATATGATGGTTATGATGTAGTATTCATTTCTGGAAATACTTCATACCAGTCCACTATTTCTTCGTTTGCGTTTAGTGCCGGGCAAGTAGATATTACCTTGTCCACTACATTTTCTGGAGTTTCTGGTTCTTTGAGTGGTGATATTATTATTGCTCCCAGAGTTCAATTAGCAGGAGATGGAACTGGCGCGGATGCATATGGATTGACTCAAGGAACTGAAATCGCAAAGGTAGTTGTCAGCAACGGCGGAAGTGGTTATACTTATGCAACTGCAACAGTTTTGCCGGCGCTTTCCAGCGGAACAGAGTGTCAGGTTAGAGCAATCATGTCGCCAGGCGATGGACACGGATGCAACCCAGTAGAAGAACTTGGCGGTTACTATGCAATGGTTGCTCTTAAATTAGAATACGACGAACAAGATACTAGAAATGGAAATACTGAATCTGTATTCCCTGTCGTATCTAGTTCTTTAAGTGGATTTGACCCAGTATTCAGACAGATTACAATACTATCTGATCCAGTAGATACTTCTACAAGTAAGATTGCATATAATACAACATATAGAGGCCCATCACATCCGGAATACGGAGATGGAAACTCTGAGTTTAATGTAAACGCTGGAACTGGTAAAGTTCTTTACATAGAAAACAGACAACCTGTTTCAAGAGCAGTAGACCAAATCGAAGATATTAAAGTAGTATTCGAATTTTAAAAAAATTAATTGATAGAGAAAGAGTATGGCATCCAATTTTAA